AGAGGGTAACCCTACTACAGCGTCTGTAAGGGAAAACTTTGTAAAAGCTAATAATGGTATCAACGATTACCGTAAGACCTCTAAAGACTTTGCAACATCCTCCGGAACTGGGACAGCGTATGTAGCTAATTTTTCCCCAGCCGCAACTAAGACTGCAGGTGAAAGAGTCACCGTATTGTTTCATGTTGGTAATGAAACAAGCGGCTGTACAATAAACATTAACAGTACCGGTATAAGCCCTATTACAGTTTTTGGTAATGTGGGTGTAACACAAGGCCTGATTAGAGTAGGGGCTTACCACGAGTTAATGTGGAATGCTGTAAACTCTTCTTGGGAGTTACTTAACCCCTACCCTGTACAATCAAGTTACTTTTCTAGTAGTAAAACTATAAACTTAACAGGTGCTATTACAGGCAGCACAACTACAAACTTCTTTGGAAGTACAACTCTTGATACGACTGCTGCAGCCGTTTCAGGTCTTGCCGCATACCCAGTAGGGGCTTTATACTTAACTACTACATCTGTTACCCCCGCTTCTATATTTGGTGGCACATGGGAACGGTATGCGTCCGGTAAAGCTCTTGTTGGTCTTAAGACTGTAAATGACCCTGAGTACGCTTTAGGGGTAGACTCTCACGGTTCTGAAAGTCAAACCCTAACAGTTGACCAAATACCGGCACACACGCACACAACTACAATAGAGGTTCGTGAAAACAGATCATCTAGTGGTAGTCAACCAGAAGGCTCTAGCGCAAGTGTCGTAGGAAGCCCTCAGTTTGAGTCAGCGCCTACAGGTGGTGGTCAATCTTTTGATAACCGTATGCCATACATTGCTATTGCAATCTGGACACGTACAGCATAATAGGAGAAACATATGTCAACTTCACCAAGAGCACCGAGAGGTTTCTTTCCGGCTGACTTAACGCCACTGATTCTTTCTGGATGGCAAACAAATAAATTTGATGGAAGCATCCCCTTCTGGGCTGACGTTGACGGACTCCAATTTACAGAGACTGGTGTTAGGCGTAAACCCGGTCATAGTTTTTTACTTAGACCCTTAAACTCTGTGGGGGTCTACAAGCCTATACGTGGCCTTACTTCAATACAAGAGTACGGCACTAAGGTAATCTATGCGGGTGATTTAACTAAGCTGTACCGTTACAAACAAGACTCACCTGAAGTTGACGGTGAGATAGTAGGCTCCGGTTATAACTTAGTAGAAAAAGCTGGAGCTTCTACTTGGGACTCCGGGTCTACTGTTTGGGACGCTGGTGGTTCTGTATGGGATGATGGGGTAATTGAGGCATCTGCTTGGTCCTTTACTAACTTTGGTACTTGGGTGCTAGCTGCTGATAACGCAGGTCCTATTAAGATTAAAAAGAACAATGAGAACTTTGCTGAAATGTCTTTGAACAAAGCCACAGGTGTTACTATAACCAGCGGTGGGTCTTCTTACGCACTCAACAATATTGTTACCTTTACCGGAGGTCTTACTGCAAAGGTTACAGGTGTAAACAGCGGAGTAGTTACTCAACTACAAGTTACAAACTTTGGAACTACTTACACAGCCAACCAAACCCTTTCGGCTTCTGGCGGATCTGGTGCTAATCTTCAAATCACAACACAGATTACAAACTGCCCTTTTACTAGGGTAAGAGCTATTGATAAGTCAGGCCCACACATACTAGCTGTCAACTACGACAAAGCTACCACAGAGCATCCTTATGATGTAGCTTGGTCTGCAGAGGACGATCCAGATGATTGGGCACCTGCTGCCGATAACGCTGCTGGTAGTCTTACGTTACGAGAAGCATCGTCTCCCCTTAAATGCATTGTACCTTTAGGTGAGAATAAGGCTATCTACACAGATGATCAGATGTTTATCCTTAGCTACCTCGGGTCTCCCTTTTACTTTGGGTATCAAACCGCTATGACCTCAGGGGTCGGAGCAGTGTCCGCTAGGTCAGTAGTATCAGTAGACAGGGTTAACTACGGTTTGTCACGAAGAGGTTTGTTTATGACAGATGGTAACAGCGTTACCCGTATTGGAGATGGGGAAGGTATTAACCGCTACATCTTAGCTAATATTTCAGAGTCTGAATACCCACAAGTTTGTGCATACCACAATAAAAAGAACAATGAAGTTATTTGGTCTTTACCCTTAAATGATACAAAACCTAATGTAGAGATTACTTACAATTACTCAACAGGTGTTTTTAGTAAGAAAACTTCTAACGTTTCTGCAGCTCTGGAGAGTGGAGTATTTCCTCACGTTATTACAGCTAGTAGTAGTTCCTCTATCTATCTTGAAGACGAGTCTGCATCTGCACATACAACTAGCGCTTTGACCAAAGCTCATGACTTAGACGACCCTTACTCTATTAAAGAGATTACAAGTGTTAGGGTAGGTAAGATCGGGTCAGGTGATCCTTTAGTTCAGATTGGTTGGGCAAATAACATTGATGATGAGCCTACGTTTAACCCTGCTGATTCTTTTTATGTAAACTCAGAGTACAAAGAGTACCCTGTTCGTACTTCAGGCAGGTACCTTTTTATGAAGGTAAGCTCTTCTGGAGATTCGGACACTTGGGAAATCTCTAACATTGTTATTAAAGGAAGGATAAGAGGGTTTAGATAATGTTACCAATTAAATACGATGCAAGGTCTACTCAACGTGAGTTAGATAAAATAGATAATAAAGTTAATAAGATAGAAGCTGGTGGTTCCCCTACGACCCTTGCAGAGGATTTAGCTAAAGGTAACTCTACTGGTGGAAGTGATATCAATGTTAGTACCGGTGATGATATTAACTTTGGCGTAGGTTCTAAGAGCACATACAATGATATCCTTAAGATATACCATGATGGCTATAACAGCTATGTTTCTGAAACGGGTGCCGGAGACCTTGTATTATGGGGGTCTGCTAAGATAAGAATGGGAGGGCCCTATAGCTCTCCAATTATTATAGCAAACTCTAGTGGATCCGCTGAGTTAAACTTTGGGGGTATTAAATGCTTAGAGACTGTTATGGGTGGTGGTGTTAAAGTAGAAACTACAATACAGTTTGGTGGTCTTAAGGGAACTACTGGTACTACCGTGACACGTATACTAGATGAAGACAATATGGCATCTAACTCTAACACAGCCTTAGCGACCCAACAGTCTATTAAACAATATGTAGATAGTCAGTCAGCATCAGCAGGAGAACTTCTTACTACACTAAATGGTGCTATAACCGACAGTGAGTTAGCTAGTAGTCTATCTACTCCGATTGCTACTATCCCGACATTGACTAGTAATCTAAGTACTCTTACTACAAACTTAAATACTAGTAATGGAAACATTAGTGACCTTATAGATTTCACTGGTTACACTGAAGGTTACTCAGGGGATGCTGTGCTTTCAAGGTTAACCGCAACAGAAACTGTAGCTAACGCTAAAGTAACTGCAGCTCAACTAGCAGCTGAAGCTACTGCAAGAACTGCTGCAATTGCTTCTTCTGCTCTTTCACTACAAGACCAGATAGATGACCTGCTTGCTGTCCCTGACTATAACAACACAACTGCCTACGCTATTAACGATCAAGTTGTTTACCTTGATAAACTTTACATTGCGACTGCAGCTACTACGGGTAATTTACCTACGAACACTTCTTTTTGGGATGTGTTAGGTGACTACTCTAGCTTAGGTGCTTTGGTAGCAGACAACTCTGCAGATATTACTGCCATAAATACAGTAACTGCTGGTAGTTCTTCTGCTGCAGCTCAGGCAATTACCGCCCTTAACGCTACAGTTAATGATGAAACTACGGGGGTTGAAGCTACCTCGGATGCCTTAGATGTTGTAAAGCTATTAGTTAACCATGGGACAGACGGTGTTAATGCTTCAGCTACTAAAATTACTGCTTTAGAAACTAAAGTTAACCATCCTGCTACAGGGGTTACAGCTACTTCAGAAGCTTTAGATCTTATAGAAACTAAAGTTAATGCTGATGGAACTGGAGTTACTGCTTCAGCTGATAAGATTACTGCTCTAGAATCTACAGTTAATAACGAAACTACAGGAGTTATTGCTACTTCAGATGCCTTAGATCTTATAGAAACTAAAGTTAATGCTGATGGAACTGGAGTTACTGCTTCAGCTGGTAAGATTACTGCTTTAGAAGCCACAATAAATCACCCCACTACAGGCTTTACTGCTGTTTCTTCCGCTTTAGATGCTGTAGAGTTATTAGTTACTGACAATGATGATGGAGTTACTGCTTCAGCTACTAAAATTACTGCTTTAGAAACTAAAGTTAACCATCCTACTACAGGGGTTACAGCTACTTCAGATGCCTTAGATGTTGTAGAGTTATTAGTTAACCACGAAGTATCTGGAGTCACTGCTTCAGCTAGTAAGATCACTGCTTTAGAAACTAAAGTTAACCATCCTGCTACAGGGGTTACAGCTACTTCAGAAGCTTTAGATACCGTAGAGTTATTAGTTAACCACGAAGTATCTGGAGTTACTGCTTCAGCTAATAAGATTACTGCTTTAGAAGCTACGATAGACAGTCCTACTACAGGCTTTAATGTTGTAGCTAGTGCTTTAGATACCGTAGAGTTGTTAGTTAATGATAATGAGGATGGTGTTAACGCCCACACTACTAAGATTAGTAATCTGCAAAGTTCAGTAACTGACCCTGCAACAGGTTTACAAGCTAACGCTGATGCTATTGACGCTGTAGAACTTGTAGTCACTAGTAATGAGATTGGTAACCAAGTGTCAGCTAATAGACTTAATTCTCTAGAAGCTACGATAGACAGTCCTACTACAGGCTTTAATGTTGTATCTAGCGCTTTAGATACTGTAGAGTTATTAGTTAACCACGAAGTATCTGGAGTTACTGCTTCAGCTAATAAGATTACTGCTTTAGAATCTAAAGTTAATAACGAAAATACAGGTGTAGAGGCTACTTCTACTGCTTTAGGTCTTATAGAAACTACAGTTAACGACGAGGATGATGGGGTTAATGCTTCAGCTACTAAAATTACTGCTTTAGAGTCTACAGTTAATGACCCTGCTACCGGTGTAAATGTTACTGCTTCAGCTTTAGATACCTTAGAAACTACAGTTACAACTAATGGTGATACTTTAGGGAGCACAGTAACCGCTGTCCAAACCTTAAACACAACAGTAGGTGAAAACTCAGCTAGCATAGAAACTCAAGCTACTACTATAGACGGACTCACATCTCAGTTTACAGTTAAGACTGATGTGGCTGGTAAGGTAGCTGGCTTTGGTTTATACAATGATGCTACTACTGGCTCTGAGTTTGCCATAGCAGCTGATAGGTTTTACCTAGCACCTAGCCCTGATCTTACAGGGCCGTACAGCCCCACTAGCAGCACAGTAGGGTCTTTAGGTCAGATATACTGGGCGACTATAACCAAAAAGTATTTTAGGGCTTTAGGTGCTTCTCAAGGTGGTTACGTTTGGGATGAGCTAGCAACACCTAATCCTTTTGTTGTTACTACTACCCCAACTACTGTAGGGGGTGAGTCAGTTCCTGCAGGTGTGTACATGGATACCGCTTACATTAAGAATGGATCTGTAGATACTTTAACTATTGCAGGTCAAGCTGTTACTGTACCTTCTTCTGCTAAGACGGCTATTAATACTTACTATGAAGAGGATGATAACACTGAAATTATGCCTGTAACGTTGAATGTAAATAACTCCGGGGCACCTACTAGGATTAGAGGTAAACTTTGGTTTCAACCTGCCTATAATAACAACTCGGTTTCTATGTTTAATATCTTTTGTAAGCTTGATGTGACAGTTCAGGTTAAGTACTACAATGTAACCACATTACTATCGACTAACCAAGAAGTTAACTCTAATGTAACAGCGACTCATCGTAACACTAATGCTCACATTATTGATTTCTTGTCTACCCCTCCTTCAGGGACTACTCGAATAGAAACTTCTTTGATTTTTAAAGTATTAGAAAGCGGAACTGCTTGGGGTGTTAACGCTATTGATGCTACGTTAGATATATTGGAGACTAAGAAATGAGTACTAACTACGTTGTATATGATACGGATACAGGTCTTATTAAAAAGACTTTAATTTGTAACGAAGAAAACATTGAGTATAATCACTCAGGTACTGAGAGCTATACCGTAGGTACCCCTGAGGCCTCTCATAAGTACTTTATAGGCGGTGTCTTCCTTGAGGGTACCACTAGTCCCTCAGAAGCTAAAGCTACCTTAGACAGAGCTGTACGAGGGATGAGAGAGTCCTACCTTATGATGAGCGATTGGACTCAGATGCCTGATAGCCCTTTGTCTGATGAGAAGAAAACAGAGTGGGCTATATATAGACAAGCCTTAAGGGATCTACCTGCTAACTTAGTAGATGCAACTGCGTTGTCTCAGGTCTCGTTTCCAACTAAACCGTAACAACTGGAGGACTATATGCTTTGCATGTGGACACAAGAACACTTTAAAGATATGCCTGCACTAACCCTAAAGCACATCGAGTCTGCCTTAAGATTCGGATATGGAGAGCGTAAAGTAGAACACGTAATCGAAGAGCTTGTATCGGGTAGTAAACAAATATGGCTAGGGACTATAGGCGAAAAGTTTGTTGCTACTGTTGTCACCCAAGTCATAGACTACCCGCTAAAACGTACTTGTGAAATAACCTACCTTGGTGGTGAATCAGGAGAAGGCGTAGCGGAAGCTTTAGGTGAAGTCGAATACATAGAACGATGGGCAATCTTTAATGACTGTGACGACATGCAAGTGATAGGTCGAAAGGGTTGGCTAAGAGCCTTAAAGAAACATGGGTACTCAGATAGATACACCGTATTAGGTAAGTCTCTGAGGGAACCAACAATAAATAAAGGATCAACTAATGAAACTTAAAGGAAAAAGATCTAAACAGTTTAATGAGTATGACGCAGAAGTTGGGGCGATTACTGATAACTATATGATTAACTATAAGGGTGGTGGTGGTACTTCTACTACTGGACCTTCTCCAGAACAAAGACGAATACTTGAAAAACAACTAGGCTATGCAAATCAGATGGAAGGCTTTGGGCCCCAAAACTTCTATGGAGGTAGTACACTAGCTGAACGTGACGCTGCTTCTGTCCAAGGACTAGAGGCTCAACGTGGGGCTGCGGGTTCTGCTGGTGCCTTAGCTGGCACAGCTGCTGACAGGTTCCAAGATGCAATGGCTTACGATCCGATGAATGATCCACGAACCGGAGAGTACTTGGATGCCTTGACTAACCCTCTGATGAAACAATTTAACGAAGAGACAATCCCTGGACTTAATACTGCTGCGGTTAATGCAGGTGCCTTTGGTGGTGACCGTGCTGCTTTACTTAAGTCTTCAGCTGCAGGCGAGCTAGCATCTTCTGTAGGTGATACAAGAACTAAGGCTCTTCAAGGAATGGTAGACTCTAACAGGGCCTATCAGGGTGATATGTTTAGACAGCTAGGTAGCTTGCAAGACGCATCTCTTAAAGGTAGTCAAATCCTACGTGATGTTGGTGCTGGTTATGAAGGTTACGGTCAAGCAGATATTGATGCTGATAGAGAACGATTTGAATTTGAGCAGGATGCACCGAGACAAAACCTACGAGATGCATCTAGCATGCTTAGTGGTATTGACTTCGGTAGTATAACTAAACAATCAGGAGGGGGTAAGTAAACCTCCTAAGGACCTAAGTAATCCTATGACAACAGATTTAAAACTAAAAGCAAGTGTATCTTATTTAGAAGAAGCTATTAAAGATTCAATAGAGTCTGGAGAAGTTGAAGATAACATGGATCAAACAGGTCTTAATCATTACTTTACAGACCCTATAAAAGACTTTAACGATTTATGTTTATATGGAAGAGAGTTAAGTGTACCTAAGGGTATGGTTATTACAGGTGCATTACATAGGCACCCCCATATTATAACATTAATTAAAGGAAGTATGTCTGTTGTTTCTGAAAAAGGTCGCAAGATAATAACAGCCCCTAGTACTTGGGCTGCACCTGCAGGTTCTAAAAGAGCATTTTATGCGTTAGAAGATTCGGTTATTCTTAACGTACACATAACAACAATTAAAAGTGAAGAAAACCTAGACAAACTAGAAGAGGAAGTAACAGCTCCCTCGTATTCTTCTATTGGCCTCGAAGAGCCAAACTACAAATTACTAGGAGTAGACGTATGAGTTTTGCAACTATGGCAACATTAGCGTTAGGTGGGGCAGCATTAGGTGCTTTGGCTAACCCAGAAGATAGAAAGAAAGGAGCTCTTATGGGCCTAGGTGCTGGACTACTAGCGCCAATAGCAGCACCGATGATGGGTATAGGTGGTGCAGCAGGAGCTGGAGCTGGTACAGCAGGAGCAGTAGGAGCTGGTACAGCAGGAGCAGCAACAGGAGCAGTAGCTCCCGTAATGACAACAGGTATATCAGGCGCAGGCGTAGCAGGCATGGGGGCTGCACCTACAGCACTGGCAGCACCTACAGCACTGGCAGCGCCAGCAGCATCTTCTATGGCAGCACCAGTAGGTATTCAATCAGTACTACCCGGAGCAGCTATAAACACTTCCACTGGTATTGCACACACAGGTACTATGGGTAGTAAAATAGGTGCTAGTAAGGTAGGTGCTATGACTAATGCTGCTATGGCTAAAGGCAAAGAAGCCTTGACAAGTGACACTGCTAAAACCATAGCAGCTCAAGGTGCAATTGGCTTGATGAAACCACAGCCGCAAGCACAAATACAACAAGGCCCAAGCCTTGCACTTAAAGGTTCAGGACAAGAACAAGTTAGTCCGTACCAAAGAGCAGCTTTGAATCGTCAACAACGAATGAAGCAATCTGGTGGCGGTGGTCCTCGTAGGTTTATTTAAAGGAGACTAATATGTCTAATATAACAGATTTATCAAAGCTCCTTAGGGGCCTAGTGGATGATATGGATGCGGAAGATGTAAATAGATTCCAAGTTCCTCAAATGACACAACAGCAGATCCCTCAGGTTCAGATACCTATGGCACCTCAGCAGTTTATTCCGCTACAAGAGACCTCTCAGGAATTAGCATTCCAGCAAAATATGGACCCATCTAAGCTAATGCCAGTAGACACAGCATTTAACCAACAGTATACACCAGAGTCTTTTGATAACATCGGTGTTGTACCCCCTGTGCAAATGAACATACCTCAGCCTACAATGCCTACAGCTGCTCCTCTTCCAAACTCTGATAACTTTGTCCTACGTCCACCTGAACAGGTAGTGTTAGGAGAATCTGCTCAAGGTTTACCTGAAGCACCTGAAGCACCTGAACCTACTAGGGGCATAGAGCAAGTACCTCAGCTTGGTGGTAATATCCCTCAAGTTACTGATCCTAACTTTTTAGACTCTATGCCTCAAGGCCCAGCTAAACTTAGTCAGACAGTGGGTTCTGAAGGATCACAGGAAGTTGAGAGAGAGCCCTCGTTCTTTGATAACATGAGAGCCCCAAGGCCTTCATACTTACCTTCTGGGTTTGAAGAAGATGTCTCTAGCCAAGAAACACTTGATAAAACTTATGAGTTTGCTAACTGGGTTAAAGATAATCCTGTAGAAGCTGCAGCTGCTGGTGTATCCTTATACCCCGCTGCAAGAATAGGAAGCGCTGTAACTAGTGGGGCAGCTAAGGTTGTTGGTAAACTAAGTAACTTTACTAGAGGTAAATTACCTAAAAGGTTTAGAGATTTCTTTGGTAACACTAAAACAGTTCCGGGTAAAAGTACCACTACCAAGGTACAAAGAGAGGGCCAGCCGGGGGTTTATGATCCGGTAAAAACTACTAAAGAAGTGTTTACAGTTTCCCCTATAAAAACAGGGGCTACAGGTGCAGGTCTTTACGCAGGAAGTGAAGCAGGAGAGGCTTTATTCCCAGACATACCTGAACCAGAAGGATCTAATATCCCTGTGGTTGAACCTGCAGTAGACTTAACACCTACTCAACCAGCTGTTACAACTACGCAACCAGATGTTACAGGTGGCAGTAACCTTACACAGCAAGACGCTGAAGAAGCTGAGACTACTATTACAGATCCAGTTAAAACTGATGCGGATGCTCTAGTTAAGGGTGCAGGTACTGCTCCTAAGAAGGATGCACCTCCAGAAGAGAAGGAAGGATTCCTTAAGAAACTTTGGGGTGGCATGAAGGATATGTTTAAGGAAGGTATGGAAGACCCAGCTTTCCGTAAGACACTATTCGCTTATGTGGGTTCTAGAGCCTTAGGCTACGATGGTGTTACCTTTGCTGGTCAAGTACTAGAGAATGAGTGGAAAGTACAAGCTGCTGAAAGAAAGCAAGAGTTTGAGCTTGAGAAGATATATGGTAAGGAAGGCTTAGCTACTCTTAAAGCAGAGAAGAAAGCTAAAGCTATTGACCCTTCTAAGGTAGCAACTATTTACGACAAAGAAACAGAGACAAACCTTACAGGTGCTTTCTCTGCTGACGGTACAATGGTTCGTCTTGATGACGCTAGCTTCTACGAGTCCTTAGGTATAGAGCCAGATGCAAGTGGTGTATACCCTGTACTCCCTGTTGCTAATGTAAGAGCAGCTCAAGGTGGTAAGCGGTTTAGTGTAGGGGTTGGTTTAACTGGTAACGATATTATTTCTGGTATAAGAGCTAACATAGATCTTGATGTTGAAGGTTCTATTGCTACTTATGTTAGCGAACAAGGACTTGAGACTGAGGAAGCTGAAGCACTAACTACTAGACTTAACTCCGCTATAAACGGCACTGTAAGAAATGGAGCTGCTAGAGCATTTAAATCCTTTTACCCAGCAGGCACTGACTTTAGTGACTTTAACCTGCAAGAGGTTTCTACTAATGCAGTTCAAAAATACATTCAGTCTGTGGCTAGGGGTATGGAAGGTAATTCTAAAAACCTTGCAGCCTTTATGGAAAAAGAAAGACTTAAGGTTGAGACTGAGTATTCAATCAGCCCTTCTTTCTTTAAGGTTGTAGGAGATGACTCTGAAGATGCTATTGGTGGCGAAGCTTGGTCTAAAGCTACAGCTAAAGTTAAGTATTTAGCTAGTGCTTTTGGTAAAGAAATAGGTGCTAATAAAGCAGTACCCAAAGTAGCTATGTGGAGTAACTTAGAAAGACTTTACAACAAGCAATCTGAAGAAATGGGACCTGAGTTTAAAACCTTTTGGGAATCTGAATCAGAAGACTCTGCTGATAAGAAAGGACAGGGGGCATCCCCCGCTTTACTTTGGGTTATGTCTATGGATAGAAATAAATCCGCTACAAGCTCTAAGTACTTTGCAGGAAGCATGCAAGACGTAATAAATAAAATGAAGTAATTATATTAATCATAGGAGAAAGTCGGAATGAGCGACAAGATTAAAGCTACAGATGAAGAATTACAAGAGGTAGGTTTGCTAAAGAGCGCAAGTACCGACTCTAATCCTACAGTTGATAGTACGGTGGACAAGGAAGTCTACTATGGCTCTGACGCTATAGCACAGGTAGAGGGTAACATTGGTCGCCCACTTACTTATGCTGAGAAGAGAGTCGTAGAGGAAGAGGGGTACGTTGCTACCCCTTATACCGACACTAAGGGTATTACTACTCAAGGTGTAGGCCAAACTGGTCAGTGGATTGAAGCAGGTTTTGAAGCTGCATTTACACACCACGTTGATAGAGCCAGAACAAGAATCCCAAACTTAGATGAATACCCTGAGGACCTTCAGGCTGAGCTTATACAAGCTGAGTACCGAGGAGACCTTGGACATTCACCTACGTTTCTAAAACTACTTAATCAAGGTAACTACGCTCAGGCATCTCAGGAGTTCCTTGATAACAATGACTACCGTAACTCAGAGGTAACTGGCTCTGGTGTGCATAAGCGCATGAAGAGAGTCTCTGATGCTGTCTCAAGTTACGCAGAAAAGAGGAGAGCAGTTCCTGAGGCTGCACCCTCCGAAGCCGACTATGACATCGGTGACTCAGGATATAAGTTTATTGATGGTGATACTTTCCGTAATAAAGAAACTAGCGAGTCTGTTAGGTTTGAAGGGATAGACATCGAGGAAGTTGAAAAGGTCCTTAAGGATAAGGGCTACATCATGGGTGAGTCTGGTGGTCAGGTAGCTAAGCAGTACATTGCTTCGTTAGCTAACCGTTACGGCTACACTAAAGTAAAAGTAAAAGATGAAGATGCTGGGTATGGCCGTAAGGTTGGTGACCTAGTAGACGAGGAGGGTAACTCTTTCCAGAATCTTTTGATATCCTCAGGTATTGCTAAGCCTACCCTTATTGGTAGAACTACTAAGACTATGAGCGATGATGACTACTCACGATACTTACATGGAGTAGCTGATCGGTCTATTGCTGATCCGTACAGAAAGAAGAGTGACATAGAGATTGCTTCTCAGATTATTAAGGCTGCTAGCCTTGAGAGTACTGGTGGAGAAATCATAGCTAAGAAGAGAGCCTTGAATGAAGCAGAGTACTCACTCATGCCTGACTTCTACACTGATGTAGTTATTCGTAACAACAATGCTACATACGAGAACAGAGCTATACACCCCTTCTCCCAGTCTTGGGACTCTGCACTTACCATGGTTGGTAATGCATTTAAGCAAGTAGGTGTAATGGCTGCTGACGTAACAGGCTTTGAAGAGGCTGAGGCATCACTTCTGGGCAGTATTGACTACTCAAGACAGCAACTATCTGACAAACCTAAAGTACGTTTAGACTACCGTGATGTAAACTGGACAGACCTTGGGGAGATTGGTGAGTTTGTGGGTGCTAACCTTGCAACCTCTATGCCTTTTATGGGGGTGACTATCGCTTCTATTGTGGCTGCTCCTTTTACATTCGGAGGTAGCCTTAGTGTTCCAGTAGCTATGTATTCAGGTATGATTCTGGATGAAATGCCCGGAGAGCAAGACCAAAAGAACTATGGTGTTGCTATTGTAGGCGGTGGTATAGCTGCTGCACTAGATGTCTTTGGTGTCAAGGGTGCTGCAGGTCTTATTAAACCTTCTCAGTTTCTTACTAAAGAGGGTAAAGAATCAGCTATCAAGTTGGTTATGCAATCTACAGGACCTTCAAGAGCAAGAGCAGTGTCGATGTTACCTTCTGATAAAGTTGGTAATGCATTGCGAGTAGGCCTTACTAGAGAACAAGCTGCACTTGCACTACAGAAAATGACTAAGAGACAGATTGTTTCTTATGCAGATGACGTAGCTAAGTTTACAAAGTTACAACTAACCAAAGGTGCTGTCTTAAAAGACTTATCTAAGCGATTGGCACAGGGTGCAGCATTCGAGGGAAGCACAGAGATGCTTCAGGAACTCACAATGTACACTGCTGCAGTCATAGGCTCTGAGAAAACTTGGGACTTTGACGAACTACAACACCGAATGACCAATGCTGTTATAGCTGGTGGACTTATGGGTGCAGGTTTTTCTTTACCCGGTGGTGTTTGGGAAGCAGGTCAGTGGCGAGATGCAACTGTTGCTATGTCTGAGTATGATGGCAGGTTTGATGACGCTGCTGATACATTCCGTTCAGAAGCTAAGGACCCCGATACAGGGCGTGTAGCTGATCTTAGTGAGATTATTGAAGAAGAGTGGGCTGATACTACTAGAGCTAAGAGTAGCCCTAAGCCTAAGAAACCTAAAGGCGACATAGATGAGTACGATCAGATGAAACAAGCTGACGTAGATGCAGAGGCAGTCGAGGACGTAAAGTTCTCCGATAGAGCTGATGCTGGTCAAACAGACTATGATGCTAAGCCCTCCACAGAGTCCCTTAAGGACGGTCTAATGGACCCTGCGTTTACCCTTAGGGATGCTAGGGATACTGTCTTTACTATCGAGAGACTGCAAAAGAGCAAGACTCTGAGACGTTTATACGATATGCTTGGTGGTAAGGCTACCAAAGTACATGCTGGTATTGACTTTCACTCAGATAAGATGCTTAACTTTGAATCCTTTGAACGAGTAATACCTGAAGTTAGAGCTTTGTATTCTGCTTTTAAACTAGACGGTAGAAGATCTGGTGCTAAGCGTGAGGCACTGTCTGCTCTTGTGTATGATTTTTATAATGTACACATTAAACCTGTAACAGAGAAGCAAGATAACAACCAGACATGGATAACTGGTGACTCTGTTGTTGCTATGATTGATTGGGACAACCTATCTAAGCCTGAGTTTCAAGAAAACTCTGCAGCTCTTAAGGACCTTATTGATAGACTGTATCAAGTAGACCGTAAGATGTATGAAAGCGTTACTCTTGCGCAGGCACGGGCTAACATACCCCCTATTGGGGACCTTCAGGATCACATCTTTAGAAGTAAAAGCTTTTTAAAGTCAGCTATTTCTGCTAACAAAGAAAAGTTTATTAACCTTCTTATGTCAGAGAAAGGACTGAATGTTGAAGAAGCTAATGCTGTTACTAATGCTATCTTGGATAACCCTGAGATTAACACACTAGACGATGCATTCGACTTAACTAAAGGTGGTATAAACCCTAAGACACACAAGCGTAGATCGTTAGATATTGCAGATAACAACGCTTTTTCTGAGTTCTTTGAGAATAATCTCTTTGATAACTTAGAAAACTCTATGAAGTCTGCAGCTCGATACACTACTATGACTAAGTTTGTTGGACCTAATAGTTCACTACTTACCAGTATGTTTGATAAGATACAACGAGAGTTTACCGAAGGGCTTGAGGAAGAGTCTGCTGATGCAGAAGTTGCTAACGCTGATGTCAATGACATAGCAAGGCTTACTCGAGATCTTATTAACGCTGACTCTGGTAACTACAAACGTATTGAGAGTGACGTACTTAGGGGTACTCAGAAAGCATTGACGCTTACTGGTGTACTCACTATGCTTGGCCTTGCAGCCCCTATGTCTATTGTTGAGTTTGCTTTGACACCTGTAGGTGTTGATGTAAAAACACTTAACAAGAACGTAGGTAGCTTAGGTATGATCTTAGGGCGTGAGATCTTTGAGTACTTTGCAGAGGTTGGTAGGCTTACGGGCATTGCCCCACAGCGTAGTAGCTTTGAGACTAAGATTAAAAGTAGAAATAAAAAGGACACAGATGTACGGTTTGTTGAGTACAATGACCCTGCAGGTTTGAATAGAAGGGTAGGTTACGGTGACGCTAGGACAGGTCAGGCTCAGCTAACAGGTGTTACAGAATTTAACAAGTTCACTAAGAACCTTATGGATGCATTCTTTAAGGTGATTGGTTTGAATGCTGTTACTAATGCAACACGTACTGTCCGAGCTTCTTTCTTTAATGACTTCTTAATCAGAAACTTAGACATACTACACCAGCAGAAGAACGAAGGTACAGCTGACACTAACGAAACTCGAGAAGCCCGAAGGTTCCTCGAGAAGATGGGTGTACCACCTGACAGGATGTTAGAGTTGTCTGAGGAGTTACTAGCAGCTGAAGGTAACCCTAGCCCTAAGTTACAAGCAGATTGGGAAGCACAGTTTGATAACGGTTTGTTTAACTTTATCAATGAAGCTGTACCTTTACCAGATGCTATGGGCAGACCTTTGTTCTACAGTGATCCTCACTACGCTATGTTTACGCAGTTCCAAGGTTTTATATCTAAGTTCACAGCGCATCACATACCAAGACTGTATGACCTAGTTAAGAGTGCAACTCCAGGGTTTAAGTACTCTACGTTTGCAACTTTAATGTCTATGCTGTTACTTGGTTATGCTGCTCAACACTTGAAGGACCTTATTAAGTTTGGTGAGTCTTCACCTTACTTAGAAGATAACGAAAAGTACCTCAGAGCCCTGTATAGTTCAGGGTTACTAGGTACAACTGAAAGGGTTCTTAGCAACAACATGCTGTTCCCTTTGTATGAAGATAGAAGTAGAACTATGGGTGAAGCTATCTGGAACTTCGGTACTGGTGAAGCACCTTCTTCTGCTATCTTTGAAAACGTTTATAAACTAGGGCATGGTCTTATAGAAGGTGACTCAAGAGCTACTGTTAAATCAGGTGCGAGTCTTCTCCCTTTAGGATCACCATTCAAACATCGTATCTACGATAGTATGGTACAAGCCCAATGGATAACAGGAGATAACTAATGGCTAAAGGCCCAAGAGTAGTAGGTCAAGTCTTTGAAACACCGCAAGACGTAAAAGCTAAGCAATACGACTTGATACAAAACTTAGAGCAAGATGCTCCTGCCATTCCCAAGGATGAAGAAAAGGGGCGGGATGCCCCACTTATTAGTACAGCTACAGAGGCAGAGCTTGAGTCTGTAGGTTTATTAAAAAACCCAGTAGACTCTTTAGGCTTATCAGCTAAAGATAGGCTTGATGCTACAATTGCTGCGACAGAGACTGCCCATGAACAGGGTGCTACTTCGGTAGGCACAGCTGATGCTCTTAAGGAAACTATAGAAACTGCAGGAGCTCCTGTAGAAGAACTAAGTCCTGAGCAACAAGCTCAAAGGGAATCTGAAAAGGTCCCTAGCCTCCTTAGAGCTAACGGTTTATCTACAAACTTAGATAACATAGTTACTCAACTAGGACCTTACACTGGTACTAGGTTGGCAGCTACAGT